ACAACAACATAATATAATTGCCCTTCTTGCAATCCTGATATTCGTGTGTTTCCATTAGCACTATATTGGACTGCATCACCAGTTTGGTATCCATGTGCTGTTATCTGAATAAACCCATTTTGCAATGGATCAGTTGTGTTATTTGTAATATCTGTTGCAGCATTAAATATTTTTTTGTTTTGACCGCCAATAATATGCCTATGCCATGCAACAACATCTTCTTCACGTTTATACGTCATACCTAATAATACACCGTCATCACGTACTGCCCAATAAATACTTTCAGGCTCTTGTGCGTAAGTAACGTCAAATACACCATTTCCTGTGATATGTTCTGCTAACAAACACATATCTGGTGCAGCGTAGCCATCGTCTTCAAATTGGTATGAAAACTCACGTATCTTTTTACGTTGTTTTTGCACAAACAAAATAATGTTACCAATTTGGATTGGCTCTGTAGTCCACCCACCATAAGTAGTTTGCTGTGTAATTGTTACATTGTCGGGCTTTAGAGGCTCACCAGTAGGTCTTCCTACCTTAAACTCACCACCAGCAGTACCAACAATTAAGTCACGTGCTGGCGATAGCCAACGAATAACGTTTACTCTGTTAGCTGCAATTGTATAAATAAAAGCATCAGCAGCATCGCTGTCACCAACGTCAAAATCTGTATATAAACCTGATTGAGATGCCCATATTGTTTGTGGGTAATATGTAGACCCTGCAAAAACTAAACGTTGCTCATAAAATGAAACTGTACGTGGGTAACCAAGAATTTCTGAATAAGCACCTAAATACCAATTAGTAGAATTATTTGACGTTATTGCTTTTTTAATATCCCATCTAGCTACCGTAGTGCTAGTTATAGAAGTGATTACGCCATAGCCATCACCAATTCTAACCTGTCGCCCAATGTCACCAGCTTGCCACCCATTAACACCACCATCTGATTTAAAATCAGCATTGTTTGCTGTCAAACTTCTGTTAGTGCCTACGGTTGAAGCACTTGAGTTTAATGTTCTGTTACCAGTGTTTTTATCTAAAAACGGCCCGTTTTTTAATGTTTCATCTACAATTGTCCAAGATGTATGCCCTGTTCTTGATAATTTTTTAGGCGGCATACTTTCATGCACGATGTACATAACATCAGCAGATTGCGTAAATTGTATTTCATACAACATATTTTCGGTAATTGTTGTAGCAATTTCATACACTCTATTTACTACACCAGCACTTGCATACGCAGTAAATGATGTACTATCTAAGTTTGTACCGTCTAGTTTTTGTAGTTCAAACGTGTTTGTAGTTTGATTTGCTACTAAATATCTATCAGTATTTATTTCAGTCATGCCAACAACATTGCTAAGTATAACTGTATCGCCATTGTTGTACCCATGGCTTGCGGCTGTTACTACGGCTGGATTTGCCTGTGTAACATCTGTAACTGTTACGTTGCTTTCTAAAATAGCACCGCCATCTTTGTAAAATCTGATGTATTGGTCGCCAAGTTCAAGCACATAGGCTTGCTCTACGTTAAATTCAAAAGGAATAATACGTACAGTCTTTGTAGCGTCTTTTACAGGGGCAACATACCTTGTGCCGTATCTGCGTTGTGCTCCCCCTTGAGGGAATACTGTTAGATTTTCAAGTAATTCTACTCCGTTGTTATATTTTTTAAAGTCAGTTTGACCCGCAATTTTTGGAGTTAATTCACCTGCTGTAAAATTGGTTTGAAAAGGATGTACACGTGCCATTATTTTCTAAAATCCGTAAATGTGTTGGAAACAAGATCGTCAATATATCCTTCTTGTCCATCAATGCTACGGGCTTCAGATAATTTCTGTTGATAGGTTTTGTCCATTTGTGTTTGTAATGCTGTACTTCCAGTTACCGCATAGCACAAATCTACTGATAGCTTTGCTGTTAACAAATCTACAAACATAGAATCATAAAGTGATGGATTAGTGATTCGTGCAACATATAGAATTTTTGCTGCATCCTGATCTGTTAGTAAAACACGCCCATTTGTAGCATCGTTTTCTATTTTAAAAATGTAATCAGGAAATTCCATTTCCAAAACACGCAAACAATACGGGTCGTTTGGAAGTGAATACATATAGGCATACCCATACTTAGGTACTGCACTTAATTTACTTAAAGATGCTCTAGTAATAGCAAAATTCCACGGGTGTGACCGTAGAATGTGATCTCTTGCGTCAGGGAAAAAAGCGTTACAAAGTCTGGCACGTTCAGTATCGTCTGAAAAGCTGGTGATAGGATCATCACCTAAACGCCTTAAAGCATTACTACATATTGATACGTCTGTTGCCATATTTTCACCTTAATAGGTTAACAGGGGTAGGTACATCGGTTTGACCCACCCCTGCTAATTCCTTTAGTCGGTTACATACAGCATAGTCAGTGTAATTGTACCTGTACCTGCTGCACCACCCATTGTGACTGTAACTGGAACACCAGTGTAATCAGCATTAGTTTCAGATGCGAAACCTAAAGCAAGCGTTGCTGCTGCATCTACAACCTGTGCGGCTGTTGACGCTGCTGCTGCTTTGTAAGCACCTGCTGCTGCTGATACTGCTGTACCTGCACTGTCTGTATGTGCTGCATAACCTACGGATAGAGTAGTAGAGCCACCTAAAGCATCATGCCCTAGTTTTGCACCTACAATCCTTGCACCGTTTGGAAGGTTAAACATTTGAATGACATCGCCATTAGCTAATGAAGATGCCTCATACTCTCCGTATGCGACACGTACACGCCCAGCCATTTCATTCGTTTTAGTTTTTTCAGAAGGGTCATTAACACCCCACTGTGTTTTCTGAATAGAATATACAGTAGCCATTTATCAATCCCTCCTTTATTCTTGACAAGCAACTTCTACCATTTTCTCGTCTTCTACTCTCGTAGCTCCGATAGTCATGGATAGAAATACTTGGGTTGCATAATTCTTGTCTGCACGTTCAGAAATTTTTGTAGCAATATCTGAACCAACAGCAAGACCGATTGCTGATTTACAAAAAGCCAGCACTTGTCGATTACCGTTTCCGTCCAAACCTAGACGTTCTGTACGGATAAAATTAAATCCTAGATACGTGTCGATTTGTCCTTGAACAAGAGCCTTAATGCTTGCGTAATCACTAGAAGTTACCTTCTCAATGTTCAACAAGTTAGACATTTGTTTGGATGTGGCAATCATGTAACGTGGCTCATCTGGATCAACGTCATTAGCATCCAAAATTTCTTTGGCTGTAATTAGTTTTTCCAATGTAAGACCAGCACTACCGTGTGCTACTTTTTGACCAGCAGGTAGAGCAATAGTTGTACCACCAGCTACACCGCCAAAGGCATTGCCTGTAGCAGCTTCAATGATAGCGTCATCCATTGATCGGCCCATAGCAAATGCACCAGCTTGAGCATATTCGCTCGTTGGTGAAATTAGCATACGAACCTTATCTTCTTGGTCGATTAAATCCGCCCAATCGTAATCATCCATAGTGACTTTACGTCTTGAGTGGGGGGTGTCCATTCTTGGCGTGTCTGCGTGGCGTGAAGTACGCTTTGCAGCAGCAACAGCACCAATTCTCTCAAAGAAATGTGATTTACCTGTAATAGTTTCGGTACGTACCGCATCTCTCAAACGAGAACCTTTCTGTTGAGCCAAGTGAAACACATTACTTTTGTACTGTTCTACAAAAGCGGTTGTGATTTGCACTGACATATCAGTTCCTCTCTTTTTAAGTTATAATTAAACACAACGAAATTGTTATGTTTGTTTTGCGGTATTTGTCCTACAAGGTAGGGAAACCTTACAGTAACGCACTGTCTAGCGGTGTTTTAGGTCACATACCCACGATTCAAGTTATCCTAACGGACTTAAATTCGTACTTTATCATACCATATAACGAATTAATTACCATACACTTTTTCATGTAGCTGTTTCATACGTTCTATAGCTGTTCTATGATCTGGGTGTGCAGCATCAAAATATGGATGTTTTGTGTTTGCCATAGTCGCATTAATTTCATCTTTTGCGTCTAATGGCGATACTGCAACATTGCTATGTTGAGTATTTTTTGCCATATCTTCTGTAACTTCTGAACCCAATCTTGCAAACAATTTTACTACTGCTGGGTGATTACCTGCTGATGTATTCATTAAATCCATAATTTCATCATCGCCATAAACTTGTAGTGCACGTTTTGCTGCACGTAAGTTTTTGTCGTAATCAATACCCCATTCTTGTTTTAGAGTAGAAGTAGTTTCTTCTGCTTGTGCTTGCAATGAAGCTGGTTCGTTTGACAGTTCATGTTGTATTGCACCAGCTTGATATTCAATTAAAGCGTCTACTTGCGATTGGTTTAAGCCAATGTTGTGAGCAACGCCTTTAAACTCATTTAACGCACCTTCATCAAAATATGATGATAGTTCCGTAGGCACTTTTGTTTCATATTGTGATGCTTCTTCTGGTCTGCCTAGTTTACCGTAGAGTTCTTTAAACTCATCATCAGTTTTTGGCATAGGAATTCTATTTCCCATTTGCTTTTGCTGATGCACAACAGTCTTGGCAAGACTTTCAACATCTTTAAAGTTATTAAGGGTAGGGTCATTTCTTAAATCGTCAGGTAGCGTTGATTTCCAGTCTTGGTTATCGCTGCTACCTTCAGACCCAAGAAAAGTATTGCTACCTTCTTCGGTTACCTGTTCGGCTTGAACGGCCTGTTCTGCTTCTGACATAATTATTCTTTCCTTTTAGTTATCATTGATTTAATGCGTAGAAGTAAACTACGCTGCCCTTCCTTAAAAGCAGTGTCATACGGGTCTTTGCTGTAACTTATTCGGTTTCCGTATGCTGATTCTAAGTCTTTTAGCACTTGCTCACCTGCTGGTGAAGAAAAACACTGCTTGTAAAAAGATACAAGTTCGCTGTGTTCACGTGCAATATCGAAAAATTCTTCTGTTTCTGATTTTTTCATTTAAATTTATTTTTTATCCATTTGTAAGCGGCATAACCTAACAACAAGACTACAATAGTTCCTATGCCATCTACCCACGATGTTTCGTTCATAGCGTTAATAAGGTCTGCTGTTAGCCATTCCATTACATTAACTCCGATCCATCACCTGCACCCATAGCTTGTTCTGCTTCTGCATTAGCTTGTGATAAAACATCTTGTACATCAGGGTTAGCAACTATTTCAGATGCCTGTGCTTGTGTTTTAGCTACTTCTGCTTGTTGTTGTGATGCCATTGCTGCTTGTTGTTGTGCTGCTGCGGCTTGTTGTGCTTCTCGTTTTTCTTCAACATCATC